AGTAGTCGAGGCCGTGCTTCCGATACTTAACAAGTTCGCAATGTGGGCACAAGACAACCCACAGGCATTCCTAGCAATCGCTGGCGCTATCGGAGCAGTAGCCGCCGCAATCGTTGTCACCAACATTGCCATGGCGCTTAACCCGTTCGCCCTGATCGCTGCCGGCATCGCATTGCTGGTCGTGGCGCTTGTTACCGCGTACAACAAGTTTGAATGGTTCCGTGACGGCATTAAAGCAATTGTTAACACCGTGATCGGATTCTTTGCTGGCATGGTCAACGCTGCAATCGGCGCGGTTAACGCAATCGTGAGCGCGTACAACTCAATCCCGTTGTTGCCTGATTTGCCTAAAGTGCCAAACTTGCCTGTGCCACAAATTGGCGGAACACCGACACAAGCTGCAGGTCGTTTAGGTTTGCCACGTATGGCTGAAGGTGGCATCGTGTCTAGTCCTACGCTTGCCCTTATTGGTGAGGCTGGCCCAGAGGCAGTCGTGCCGTTAGACCGCATGAATACTGGCGGGGGAGTTACCGTGAATGTCACAGGTGGACTCTCAACTAGCGCAGAAATTGGTCAAGCCGTGGTCAACGCATTGCGCGCCTACTCACGGAGTGCAGGGCCGTTGGCTCTGAACATTGCCTAATGCCAGGCGTCGCTGTTGTTGATTCAGGTAACTATGACCTGCAGATCGCCACAGGTTTTATTGTTGACGCGTTTGTTTTAGATGACGCGCTCAAAGGCGTTTTAGATAACACTTCATACGTGTTGGACGGCACGACTGAGTTCGCCAGCGTCATGGACTCGACTGTCAGCATCACAGCCAAACGCGGCAGACGCGACATAGGCGACACGTTTAGCGCCGGCACGATGACGTTCACCATTCAAGACGTGGACGGCATCTTCAACCCGTTTGACGAAAACAGCCCGTATTACGACACCGCCGAAGCAAAGCCTGGACTAGCGCCAATGCGTCAAGTTCGCCTCATTCGATACAGCTCTACCGATGTCCCTGAATTGCTGTACTCGGGCTATGTCGTGAATTACGACTACAATTTTGCACTTGGCGGTTTGGACACGGTGACCGTGTATTGCGCTGACCAGTTCTATTTGCTAGCACAAACCTATTTGGATGAGTTCAACCCAATAGCCGAAACGTCTGGTGAGCGCATTGAAACCGTGCTTGATTTGCCAGAAGTTAACTTTCCAGCCTTGGCTCGTGACATCTCAACAGGCACCGTAAACCTTGGCCATGATGCGTCGTACACCGTGCCGGCAGGAACCAACGTGTTGCAATACATTGCTCAAATTAACGACACCGCCGAGTTTGGTCGCCTGTTTATGTCCCGTGAAGGCGTGCTCACATTTCAAGACCGCATCGGTCAAACCCTGTCGGCGCCAGTAGCAGACTTCCATGATGACGGCACGGAATACAAGTATAACGGCGTGGGCATCTCATTTGAGGCTGACGCTGTAGTTAACCGCGTGGTCGTAACAGGGTTGGACGGCAAGACAGCAACAGCCACCGACGCAGGCTCAATTGCCACGTACTTTATTCAGACCAACAGCATCACGAACAGCCTGCTTCACGTGCAGGGAGAAATTGATACCGCCGCGTCGTACTTGTTGAACCCTGAACCCGAAGCACGGTACACCAGCGTTGAAACTGCATTCCTGATGCTGACCACGGCCCAAAAGGACACTCTGGCAACCCTAGAAATAGGCGACACCATCACCGTAGAAAAGACATTCCCAAGCGGTGCCGGCACAACCCAGTTGGCCCAAGAGCTGTCTGTTGAAGGCATTGAGCATTATTTGGACTTTTCTACTGGCCACAGAGTGCTGTACTCAACCGCGCCAACAACCATTGTTTACGAGTTGATCTTGGATAACGCGGTGTATGGCACACTCGACGCAGAGAATGTTTTAGGATAAGGAGCACTTATGGGAGCCAACGCACAAACAGCAGTACCAGCCTTTGTTGCTGGGGAAGTATTAACAGCTGCCGAAATGACGCAGGTCAATACTGGCATACCAGTCTTTGCAACAACTGTGACTCGCGATGCTGCCTTTGGTGGCGCAGGTGAAAAGGTGTTAGCCGAGGGCCAATTTGCTTACATCGAAGCAACGAACACTACGCAATACTATGACGGCGCGGCGTGGCAATCGGTAGGTACAACACCTGGGCTTGTTTATGTAACGGGCGCCACGTTTACGGCACAAACAACCGTTGGAATGGCGGCTGGTGTTTTTACTAGCACCTACAAAAACTATGTTGTTTTGTTAGACGTAACATCTGGCGGTTCTGGCGATAGCGAAGTGACATTCCGCGTCAACAATGCTGGCTCCGCTCGAACAGGCGCAAACTATTACGCCGCACGAACGCGAGTAAACAGCGCTGGAACAGTAACCACAACGGGCTATAACGCTGCAACGTCTGCAGGTTTAATCGTTGGTTCTGGAACTTCTGGTGACGGTGTAACCATTGCAGTTTATGATCCAACCAATACCGGTGGATATACAACATGGTCAGGCCACGGCGGTTTTCAAGGTTTCAGTAACTTTGGTGGACAGTATTTTGTCCAAGAAGCAAACGACGGACTGACATTTATATTTGCTGCTTCAAGCACAGGTTTCTACCGTGTTTACGGATACTCAGAAAGTTAAAACCATGACAAAAGCAAAAGACGAACAATACGAAAAAGACCTTGCACAATTCGCTGCATGGCGCCAAGAAGAAGACAGCAAAGCAAAACTTAAAGAAGCAACATTAGCCAAACTCGGACTTACTGCAGACGAAGCAGCCGCATTGTTGTCGTAATGAAATGGCGTTACCTCATCGGCTATGGCGCGCTGATCGCGGTCGTTTTGTGGGGATGTTCCGGATGTGCTGACAGGACTCGAATGAACTGCATCAGAACAAAAAACCAAGCGGTCACGCTCACCACAGAGCTTCAAGTTGGCGGTGGTCGCTGTGGCTAGATACACCAACGATGAAATCAAAGCACGACTTATCCTTGTCGTAGGCATAGGTCTTACATGCGCGTTTGTCGGCTCAATTTTCACATTGCTCTACGGATTGCTATTTGTCACCCAGCCTCTTGAGCAAGCACCAAACGACGCAGAAGCATTTTCTGTGCTTAATCCAATGCTCATGACACTCTCTGGCGGTCTTATAGGCTTATTGGCATCTAATGGACTCAAAACCAAAGCAAAGGATGACAACCATGAAAGCTAAAGACAAAGCCCTACTTGCCTCTTACGGTCGCTCGGTCATTGCAGCGGTTATCGCGGTGTATTCAACAGGCAACACAGACCCAGCCGATCTTGGCAAAGCAGCGCTCGCCGCGCTTGTGCCAGTTCTCATTCGATATGTGAACCCGAAAGACCTGGCATTTGGTCGTGGCAATAGCCAAAGCTAAAGCAGGCGTGCCAAACGCACGCGACTACATCGGCAACGCTGACGGTGCATCACCAGCGCCACGTGCCGGCATGAACGAATGGATTAAGCAAGCCATCGCAGCATCAAATGGCGCGCTTTGGAATAACGGGTCTTGGGGTCAACGTGACATGCGCGGTAAGCCAGGCTCATTGAGTGTGCATGCGACTGGTAGAGCTGTTGATCTGTCGTATCGCAGGAGCGAAAAGAACCCAAAAGCAGGACGCAAAGAGGCGCTGATCTTTATTGACAAACTTGTTGCCAACGCGAACGATCTTGGCCTGCAATGTATTTTGGATTATTTCCCAGAACCACAGGGTCGAGCATGGCGTTGTGATCGGTATGCATGGCTTAAGTATGACAAGCCAACTATCCACGGTGCACCAGGTGGCGATTGGTTCCACATTGAGATCACACCACAGGCCGCCGACTCGGTGATCTTTGTAAAAGCCGCATTCTTAAAGGTGTTTGGGGAAATCCCGCCTAAGGCTTGATCTATGTTCTAGGGTCGGAGTACCGACAAAAGGACAGGCAATGACTGACCCACAGATCTTTGATTACAGCGTCTATACAGGAGTGATGGA